CTGGCCGCTGACGAGGAACTGCTGCGGGACAACAGCCGCCCCTTTTTGCGGATCGCACGCAGAACGTTGGACGAGATTGGCCCCGCTATGGGACTTTTGCGGGTACAATTTACAATAGCCAAACGATACAACGATGGTATTCGATTCGCTGAATGGCTAAAATTTGAGACCGAAGGAACCATGCGCCGGTTTGCGCCAGATGGTTCAGATTGTTTGATGATGTCGAGGATTTATCAATGAGCAGTGTTTTCCGAGCGGTTACAAGTATTTTCAAAGCGCCCAAGCCACCAAAGCCTGATCCTCGGATTGCACAGGCCCAAGCGCGTCAGGAAGCAATTCTGGCAAAGCAGGAAGCCCGCACCCTTGAACGCGAAAAGTCTGAAAAACGCAAACTCAGTGCGCGGAAAAAAGCACGCCGATCCGGCGGTATGCGATTGCTACTTTCGTCCGACCGCGCAAACGCGATGACCGGAATCGAGGATGAGCTCAAGACGACGCTGGGCGGATAAATGAAAAACTTTATTAGCGCGCTTTCGGCAACTGGCATTTTGAAACCGCTGAACGATGATCTTGCTGCTAAAGGACTCGATGTCGTGATTGGAACAGACACAGGCGGACTTACTATTAACCGGACTAAAAAGGCCGCTACGTCGCAAAAGAGTTCTGCTCCTCGCCGACAAAGGGGGCGGATGCTTCTGTCCAAGTCACGCCCCAACGCCGCCCAGGGAATTAGAGACTGATGCCGCTCAACCCCAAAGAGGTAATGAAGCGCGCCGATCTGGCACAGCGCCGGTCTGACCAGTGGCGTAATTTGTACGAAGAATGTTACGAGTTCGCGTTGCCGCAGCGGAACCTGTACGACGGAAATTTTGAAGGTGGCACTGTTGGCCAGCCCAAGATGGAGCGGGTGTTCGATAGCACTGCCATCAATTCGACGCAGCGTTTTGCCAACCGTCTACAGTCAACACTGTTCCCGCCCTATCGCAACTGGTGCCGGTTAATGGCTGGCAACGATATTGCCGAGGAACAGCGCGACGAGCTGCAAATCGCTCTCGATGTCTATAACGAAAAAATGTTTGCGATTATCCGGCAAACCAATTTTGACCTGGCGATGAGCGAATTCCTCTTGGATCTCGCAGTCGGGACCGGCGTGATGCTGATCCAGCCCGGCGATGATGAAACGCCTGTTCGGTTCCAGGCTGTGCCGCCGTTTCTGGTCGCGGTCGAAGAAGGCCCACACGGCTCAATTCAGAACGTCTATCGCAAGCTCAAAATGCGCGTCGAGGCTGTGCCGCAGCAGTGGCAGGATCTTCAAGTATCAGCCGAGCTGCAACAGATCATCGATGACAAGCCGACCGACGACATCGAGCTTCTTGAGGCAACGATCTATGTGCCGGATGAAGATTATTATTGCTATCACGTCATCTGGCCCGAGAAGCAGCAGGAGCTTGTTTACCGGGAGCTCGACAGCTCGCCCTGGGTGGTAAGCAGGTTTAGCAAAACCGCTGGCGAAAATCTGGGCAGAGGTCCGCTTGTCAGCGCTCTAGCGGATATCAAAACCCTTAACCTGGTTAAAAAGCTGATCCTGCAAAACGCGAGCTTGTCGATCTCTGGGGTCTACACCGCAGCCGACGACGGCGTGCTGAACCCGGCGACCGTCAAGATTCAGCCAGGTGCGATTATTCCGGTGGCGCGCAACGGTGGCCCACAAGGTGAGGCGCTGCGCCCCCTACCCCGCGCTGGCGATTTCAACGTGGCGCAAATCGTCATCAATGACCTTTCGATGAGCATTAAGAAAATGTTGCTCGATGACACGCTGCCGCCTGACAACATGAGCGCGCGATCCGCGACCGAGATAAACGCCAAGCTATCGGAGCTCGCTCAAAATCTTGGGTCCGCTTTTGGTCGCCTAATTACCGAGGCGATGACCCCAATCGTGCAGCGCACTCTCGCGGTCATGGACCAGCAGCGGCTCATCGATCTGCCTCTCCGCGTTGACGGACAGCAGGTCAAGATCGTGCCGGTGTCGCCCTTGGCCCAGGCGCAGAACATGGATGAGCTCGAGAGCGTAATGCAGTTCATGCAGCTCGCCCAGGCAATGGGGCCAGCCGGTCAAATCGCCATTAACCAGGATAAAGCTATAGCGTTCATGGCGGATCGGCTCGGAGTGCCTGGCTCGATCCTCAACAGCCGCGAGGAACGTGAGGCGATCATGGCGCAAATGGCCCAGGAGGCTGAACAGGCCATGATGCAGCAGGCAGAAATGGAGGCACCCGTTGAGTGAATGGGACGAGCTCACCCGCACCGTTGAGCCGGTTGATGATTTAGATAAATTGCATTTGCGTGTTTTTTCGACTCGGGACGGAAAAAAGCTGCTCAAGCATTTGCGCGGCGTCACGATTGAGCAACCCACCTGGTACCCCGGCGAAGATCCAAGTCATGGATATGCGCGGGAAGGCCAGAATTCCCTGATCCGTGAAATCGAAAGGCGGATCTCCCGAGCAAGAAAGGAAAACGATGACCGAGGAAAGCCAGACCGTTGAGGCTGAAAACCAAGAGGCCAGCCAAGACGACAATCAAAGCCTTCTAAACGTAAATTCTGAAAACATTAACACCCCAGACCCCGAGGATGCTGATGGCGCCCCTGTTATGGTGGATCCCGATGCCCCTCCCGCTGAACCCGAGGCCGCATCGGCAGAGCGACCCGACTACATCGAAGAACAATTTTGGAATGGCGAAGATGGTCAAGTTGATCTGGAAAAGCTGGCAAAATCTTACAAAGAGCTGCGCGTCAAAATGTCAGCAGGTAAGCACAAAGCTCCAGAAGACGGTAAATACAGCCTGGACGAAGTGCCGGAAATTGGCGAAGACGATGAAATGCTGGGCGAGTTCCTGGATATCGCGCGCGAGGAAGGTCTTAGCCAGGAACAAGTAGATAAAATTCTCCGCGTCTATGTGGACACTCATGCCCAAGCACAAGCCGATATGCAGGAAGAACGGTCTAAGCTGGGCCGCAACGCTGACCGGATTATCGAGAGCATGGACGGCTGGCTGACCCGGTTCGGGCAATCTGGCGTGTTATCTGATAACGAGCTTGATGCAGTCGCTAATGCCGCAACGTCTGCGGATTTTATCAATGCGATGAATAAGATTCGCAAAAGCTATTCCGAGCCGGATATCCCTAGCGTCGAGGCGTCGATGGATACGCAACCCACTACGATGGACGAAATCCAGAGCCTTATGGCGGACCCTAGGTATGGCAGTGATATGCACTATACGAACCAGGTGGAGCAAAAGGTATACGCAATGCACGGGGAGAAAATGTAACCCCCTATTGCGTTTTGTAAATGCTGACATTATTCTTTTGGCTTGACCGATAACCGTTGGCCGGTCTGCTGACTGTCGGCCCTGTACTCCAGGACAACCGCGAAACATTTTTTTTCGTTTTAACCCTGGAGGTCTACAATGGCTCTGTCCATTTCCAACGCCTTCACGACAATCTTCGACCAGGAAGTAAAGCAAGCCTATCAGGCATCGCGGAAACTTGCCGGTCTGGTTCGTGAGCGCAACGCGCAGGGTGCATCGACCGTTAAATTTCCGAAGCTCGGTAAGGGCTCGGCAACGGTTCGCACTCCCCAATCCGACGTGACTCCCTTAAACGTGAGTCACTCAAACGTGTCGGCCACAATGACGGATTATATCGCTGCAGAGTACACTGATATCTTCCAGCAGTCGCACGTCAACTTCAACGAGCGTCAAGAGCTGGTGCAGCTCGTCGGCAATGCAATCGGTCGCCGCATGGATCAGGTCGTCATCGACGCGCTTGATGCTTGCACGCCCGCAACGGTTGCAAATTCAATCGGTGGCAGCACCACAGATATGAATGTTGCAAAGGTCCGTGAAGCGGCCAAGAAGCTCAACGCGAACAATGTCCCCGCCGGGGATCGTGTTTTGCTTATGCACGCCAACTCACTCAACGCCCTCTTAGGCGAAGACAAGGCCACAAGTTTCGATTTCGAGACCGGGCGCGCCTTAATGTCTGGATCGATCTCGTCCTACATGGGTTTCAGCATCGTGACCATGGGTGACATGGACGAGGGTGGTCTGACCATCGACGGCTCTAGCGACCGCGTAGCCTATGCCTTTCACAAAAACGCGCTTGGCGTTGGCATGTCGATGAATCAGCAGTCCCGCGTCGATTACATTGCAGAGAAAACGTCGTTCCTTGTGGCGTCGATGTTCTCCGCTGGTGCGGTCGCCGTTGAGGATTCAACTGCTGGCGGCATTGTCAAAATCACTTGCCGGGAGTCCTAAAAATGGCTTTTTCAAGAGACGGCTGGAACCCAATCGGCGGACAGAGCAAACGCGGCAATGCTCCGGCGATTTGGTCCTACACATCTACCGATGCAATCGCGGCGGTCAACAGCTCTGGATACTTCAATCTTGTATCCGACGAGGTGTCTGTTCGTGATGTCATTTTGGTGATGGACAGCAACACACCGACGGCGAACTGGGTAATCGTGCTCAGCAATGCGTCGGGGGTTGTTGATGTTTCCGACGGAACCGCAATCGCGGAAACCGACGGCGACTAAAATTAGCGAGGGCGGGGTCTAACGCTGATCCCGCCCGACCTTTTTATTTCGGAGGCTGCATGGCGTCTGGCGATACCAAACTATCGATCTGTTCCGACAGTCTTATCATGCTGGGGGCCGCGCCCCTTTCGTCGTTTTCAGAAGGCACCGACGCAGCGCAAATCTGCGACCGGCTGTATGACGACATTGCCGAGTTCGTTCTGACCATCCACCCTTGGGCTTTTAGTTTCAAAAAGGTACAGCTTGCCCGCACGGTTGATACCCCTGCGACGGAATTCAAATACGAATACGTTTTACCCGCCGACATTATTGGGAGCGGTGTTCGTGCAGTCTTTAACAGCTCAAGCGCGGGAGCTCGGCCTGTCAACGAAGGCTGGACGATTGTCGGCGACAAGCTGCTGACAAGCCTCGAGACGGTATTTGTTGATTATCAGCATCACGTTTCCGAGGACGTTATGCCGTCCTACTTCGTGCAACTCCTCAAATACTGGCTATCCTGGCACTTCGCTGAAACGGTCACGGACCAGATTACCAAAGCGCAGTATTACCAGGTGATCGCTGTCGGCGGCGCTGGTGACAACGGGCGCGGTGGCATGACCCGCCAGGCGATGCAGGTCGATGGTTCAAACAAGCCTAACCAGGCGATTGAGGACTTTGATCTTATCAGGGTGAGGGCAACGTGAGCCGTGTTGTTCGCATCCAGACAAACTTTGCATCAGGCGCAATCGACCCCCTACTCCGATCGCGTGTTGATTTAAGCCAGTATTACAACGGCCTTCAAACGGCACAGAATGTTACCGTCATGCCCCAGGGCGGTCTGCGCCGACGGGATGGGCTCAAATTTATCACCGAGTTGCCGAGCGCTGCAAACCCGCAAAATGGTGTGCGGCTGATCCCGTTCGAGTTTAGCGCGGACGATAGTTATATGTTTGCCCTGGTAAATCAGCGCATTTACATTTTTCGCGACAAGGTGCTCGTCACTAATATAAACGGTAGCGGTAACAATTATCTGGCGGTCAGCTCGATCACTTCGGCGATGCTGTCAAAAATTCGATACGCACAAAACGCCGACACAATCATTTTCGTCCATGAGGATCTGGCGCCGCTGAAGATAGTGCGCGGCGCGACCAACGCCGATTGGACGGCAAGCGCGATTACATTCACGAACGCGCCGACCCATGCGTTTACCGTGGCAACGTCAAATCCATCCGCAACGCTTACGCCGTCCGGCACAACAGGCAATATCGAGCTGACCGCCGGAAGCGGTGTATTCACCTCCGCGCATGAAAAACAATATATCAATATCAATTCGCTGTTCGGTCGCGTTCGCATTGTCGAGTTTGTCAGCTCCACCAAGGTCAAAGGGTTCTGCGAAATTGACCTTTTCGACACGACTGCCGTAGCCGCAAGCGATTGGGAACTTGAGACAGGCTATGAGGATAGTTGGAGCGGATCACGCGGCTATCCGGTCAGCGTTACATTCCACGAAGGCCGCTTATATTTTGGTGGATCGAAGTCTGAGCCGACGACGTTCTGGGGCTCGAACGTAAATCAGTTTTTTGATTTTGAATTTGGCGAGGGTCTGGACGATCAAACTATCAGCGCCTCAATTACAACCGCATCGCTAAACCAAATTGTCGATATTTTTAGCGGTCGCGATCTCCAGATTTTTACGACCGGCGGCGAGTTCTTCATTCCCCAGGTCGTCGGCGAACCTATTACGCCGTCCAATATGACAGTAAAAGTCGCCACTAGAAACGGCGCTAAACCCGGCGTGCCGGTCGCTGGCCTCGATAGTGGCACTCTGTTTATTCAGCGCCAGGGCAAGCAGCTCAACGAACTGCTATTCAGTGACGCCGAGCTCGCTTACACAACCAGCGCCATATCGCTGCTATCGGGGCATTTGCTTAAAACGCCTATCGATATGGCAATCCGCCGAGCGACAAGCACGGAAGAGGCTGATCGCTTGTTTATCGTAAACAGTGACGCCGGAACCATCGCGGTATTTTCATTGCTTCGAGCTCAGCAAGTCGTGGCGCCAAGCGAATTCATAACTGATGGCGAGTTTCTTGCAATCGGGATTGATGTCGATACAGCTTACGTCATCGTAAAGCGCACCATTGATAGCGCCGCAAAATATTATGTCGAGTATTTCGACAACACCCTTCACACGGATAGTGCCGTTTATTCGGCCTCCGCGAGCGCTACAGGCGCGGCAGCGCACCTTGAGGGGGAAACCCTCGATGTAATCGTAGATGGCAACGTACAGACCGATAAAACGGTTTCGAGCGGCAGTGTTAGTTTTGATCGATCATCTACTGCTAATTATGAAATTGGTATGCCTTACACGCTTTCGGTCGTCACGATGCCGGTCGAGCCGAGGCTTCAAAGCGGTAATTTAAAAGGTTTTAAAAAGCGGATCCTCGAGATCAACGCCGAGGTTTTTGAGAGCCAGGCGATGACGGTCAACGGCCAGCTCGTCGCATTCCGGCAATTCGGAACGTCCGCGCTGGATACATCGGTCCAGGCATTTACCGGCGTCAAAAAAGTCGGGCCGCTGCTGGGCTACACGAACGAGGGAACCATCACGGTAAGCCAAACAGTGCCGCTTGATCTCACGCTGCTGGCCCTCGATTACAAAATTTCGGTAGGTGCATAATGCAAACGCTCGCAATTGTCGGCATGGGAATGCAAGCCATCGGCACAATCCGCGCCGGTCAGGCTCAAGCTGCAAATTACAAGGCTCAAGCTCAACAGACCCTAATCCAAGCGCGATCAGACGTAATCCGCTCTCGAAAAGAAGAACTGGCGCACAAGAACAAAGGCGTCGAAATCCTCAAGTCGGTCGCCAGAAATCTAGCGACGATCAATGCTCGAGGAGCTGCTGGCGCGCTGGATCCGTTCAGTGGCTCAACCGGCAATCTAATGACGGTTAATCTCAAAGAGGGATACCTGGATTACGGGTTTGAGCTTGATAACGCTGCGCTGGCCCAGCAAAACCAGAACATTATCCAAGGCTCAGCCGAATACCAGGCCCGCATTTATCGACAGGCCGCATCAGAAGCCAAAACACAAGCCTATATATCGGCTATCACCAACTTGGCGATGGGCGGGAGTTCGATGGGCAAGCTCTCAACGCCCGGCGCGCCGCCTACAGCATCCACGGCGCCGATGTACACCTCTGGCGGCAGTTACGGCATGAATGTGCGGGGCTCGTTTGGCGCAATGCCGCCGAGTTATTACGGCTCTATCGCAGGGCGTATGATCTGATGGCAAGATATCCAACATATCGCCGCAGCAGCCAGTTATCGGCCAGCATCACCCGCCCCCCTAACGTAGATCAGGCAGCGCTCCGCGAGACGGCTAAAGGATACCAATCGTTGGCAAACAATGCTCAGCGTGTTGTTAATTTTGCCAGTAAGGAGCTCGAGACAAAGGCAAAGGCTGAAGGCGTTCGAGCTGGTCTAGCTGATCCTACCGGCACCCTGGCTGGCAAAGGCGGTGAGCGCCCAACGTATTCGGTATACGAGCAAGCGGCGTTTGATGCGGCTATCGGGGTTGCGAGCGTCGATATTGAAACTCAGGCAAAAACAGAAATGCAGAATGCCTGGCTGCGGTATCAGAAAGAAAAAGGCGACCCACAAGATTTAGCCCAGGAGCTCGCGGACATCCGCAACGGTTACGCGCAATCGATGGCCGATCTCGACCCTCTGACCGCTGCCAAGCTCAATCGGAAGCTGGAGAGCTCCGCGCAATCAGTATTCATGGATTACTCGACTGACCATCTAAAGCGCGAGCAAAAGCGCCTTGATGGGCAAGCAGTGACGCTGTTCAGTGACACGCGGCGCCAGGTTGAAAATCTAGGCCGACAAACCGGCGACGAAACTGAGTTGGCTGATATAATTACCGGCTTTACAGAGAGCATGGAGACGCTGGGTCAGACCGGCACGGCTGCGTTTGCAAAGGATATTGAAACGCTCAAGACACGTTTCCATCGAGCTCGGGTACGCGGCGAGTTTGACCGCGCGAAGTCAGTGGGCAATGCGGATCAGTATATTGAGAAGTTCCAGGCTGATTTAGATAAGGGCAAAGGGCTTGCGCGTGGGTTGCTCGAGGAAGGCAAGAAAACCCTGGGCAACGAAATGGCGACGTGGATGCGCTCGGAGCTCGCCGCGTCACGCGCTGCCGCTGCGGCAAAAGCAAAACAGCTAAAGGCAGACATCAAAAAAGCGCGCGGCGACGCAAACGTAATCAGTGCAACTATCAAAGATAATTTAATTGTCGGCCAGGATCGCATCGATCAGCTCGAGAAAGATGCGCGAGAAACTGGCGACCCCGAGCTGATTGCGGATGTCGCAAACCTTGTCGCGTTGCGGGATTACCATCAAGAGCATCGTGGGATGCCGCCCAAGGTTCTGCGTCAAATGGCAGACAAAATGCGCGCTGAAGCCAAAAGGGACGGTGACACAAACGAGTACGAGCGCGACAGAATTAAGTTCCTAGATCAAATGGCTGACCGCGCCGAGAATATGCGCGACAAGCCGGTCGAGTTCTATAAAGAGATCAACGACAACCGAGAGCTACCGCCGATCAATATTATGGATCCGGCAGGTATGCGCGACCGCGTTGAGCAGATAAATAATTTCTCGGCGCGAATGTACGGCAGACGATCAAAGGTCTTTCTTTCGCAAGTAGAAAAAGAGGATCTTACCAATCTATTAAGCACTGCAACGGTCGCCGAGCAGATAATTGCGTTCGGCAATATTGCGGCGGGTTTCGGCGATCATGCCGTTGATGTTTTTAAACAGATTGCGCCAAAAAATCCGGTTGCGGCGAACGTCGGCGCATTGCTCACAATTACCGGCAACCGTGATTTTGCGGAGACAGTGCTGCGTGGACACGCTGCGCGCAAACCAGAGCAAGGCGGCGCGTCTGCGTTTGATTTAGACAGCACAGCAAAAAAGGATCTCGAGGCCCACGTCGAAACCAGGCTGGCTGCTGCTGGAGTGCAAAGCGAAGATATTGCAAGAGGTAAAGCCACCATCCTCGCCTACGCCGTTGGTAAAAAATTAGAAGGCAGCGACTTCGACGCTTCTAAAAACGACGACCTTAACCTGGCAATTCAGCAATCGCAGGGCGCGATGGTCGTGGAAGGCAAGCACGTCGCTGGCGGAATACAAGAATACAACGACGGCAAGGTTGTCGTACCGCAACGCGTGATCGTTGATGAGGATAATGAAAACTCGCTCGAGCGTTTGTTTGAGGGCAAGCCAGCGCGTCGCCTTGGTCAATCACTGCCGCAGCAACGCAAGTATATCGAGCCCCCCCTTAATAGTTACGATTTCGACGCGCTTGGCATCCGACCGTATCTCAATGACAAACCTGTCGAGATAGACCAGCGCCTATATGACAGCATGACACTAATGACAGTGGACGGTGCTCGGGTTGCCCTGATGTACAACGGCAGACCGCTACTTGGTAAGAACAGAATGCCGGTCACGCTGGACCTTAATGATCTTGTACAATATCGCGCTGACCAAAGAGCTGGCGAAGGCGCTCTGTAGTGCCGATATTCAGTAACCCGCAAAACAAGCTCACGGAGCTGATGGCCGGTGACACGTTCGCTGGGTACGAAACGGGTTTTGGTGAAAACTTCTCGGCTGAATATAACGCCTTTAAATTCGTCAACACGCACCGCGCTGAGCAAGATTCGTTGATGAAATACTTCGACCCAATCATCAAGGAACTCGGCGACCCCAATATTAAAAATCCAGGTTATTTTTACGATGCGCTGAATGGCCGCTCGACGGCTAGGGCGACGGGACGACTGCCGCGCTTCTACGCTAACCAAATTGACGAGGCTGTCGGCGGTGAGGACGATCAGCCCTATTTCGAGTTTAGTCGCCGCTTGGGAATTTTGAACGACGCGCTCGAGGCCCAAGGCAAAGCAACGATTAGCCGTGAGCAAGCGCTGCAAGGCGCAAAGGATTTCGCCATTGGGGCGCAGAAAGACGCCGACAAAGTGCAAAGCCAGAGCACTACGCTCGGCGATATCGGCACTATGGCAGGGGCATCAATAGCGGAAATGCGAGCCCTACTCCGCAGCCCTTTCGCCCCTACGCTCGTAATGGGAGCCTCAAGCCGGGCTAGTGTTGTCGGCGGCGCTTTAATTGATGGCCTCATCGTTGCTGGCCCCGTCGCGCTATCACAGCCGCAGGTCGCGAAATGGCGCAAATCCATAGGGCTGGGCTACGACGCAAATCAATTCTTTTTCAATGTCGGCATGGCATTCGGTGGAGGCGCTGCATTCAGCGGAGCGCTGCGGGGTGCAATGAAAGGCGCCCCCGTTGTCCGCGACCGAATGGATCCGCTGGGCGCAGTGGGCCGCGAATATGCGAAAAATGTTGATGAGATGGGTATTGCCGAGCTCAACGAAAAGCTCATCAACCTGTCAGAAAAAGAAATGCGCGCTGGCATTGAGGCGCTGCAAAAGGCCGGGGTTGATATGCCGCCGGAAGTCGATATTGCATTACGAGCTGACGACGCAGACGAAGCTAGCCTTCTCGACCCTAACGACCTGGACGCGCAAGCGGAGCACATTGACCGGACACTAAAGGCCGAGCTGGCGTTGCTGAGAGACGAACCGATAAATATGCCGCACGAGCCGGTCTCTCCCAAGCGGGTGCCTGACGACATTCATCACTACGACAACCTGGACGACACCGTGTTTCGTTTAGATTTGGACCGTGTAAAGGTCGATGCCAAAACGTTCCAGTTTAAATCTGGCGGGGATACTGAAGGCGTGATTGAAACGCTGCAAGGTATCAAGAAGTGGGATCCCTACAGAGCTAACACCGTTATAGTTTACGAGTTTGCCGATGGTCGGCAGTTTATCGCGGACGGTCATCAAAGGTTTGGCCTGGCAAAGCGGCTCAAAGCGGCAGACCCAGAAGCAAACATAAATCTTTATGGGCTCAAGTTACGAGAGGCTGATGGTGTCACACCAGAACAGGCGCGGGTTGTTGCTGCACTAGCCAATATCTCGCAGGGCTCCGGTACTGTCGTTGATGCAGCCAAGGTGCTGCGGGTAGATCCTGGGCGCATAGGCGAGCTGCCGCCAATGTCTCAAATGGTTCGCCAGGCAAGAGAGCTAGTAAAGCTAAGCGACGAGAGTTTCGGCTTGGTTGTCAATGAAATCGTGCCAACTAACTATGCGGCGATTGTCGGACGGCTAATCGATGACCCGGCAAAGCAAATGGCCGTCATGCGGCTGCTAGCGAAAGCAGAACCGGCAAACGCGACCCAGGCCGAGGCAATAGTTCGCCAGGCTCGCGATATGGAGTTTCGGGCGGAAACGCAGGACGGTCTTTTTGGCGTCGAAGAAATGACGAGCTCGCTGATGCTCGAGCGCGCCAAGGTTCTCGATCAGACATTGAAAATCCTCAAAAACGACAAGCGTGTATTCAAATCCCTCGTCGATAATCAGCAACGCATCGAGGCGGAAGGCAATCAGCTATCCGCAGATAGCAACGTTCAAAGGAGCACGACTGATGGCCAAGCGCTCGAAATCGTCCAAGCGCAAGCAAACCGTAAAGGCGCAATATCAGACGCCCTCAACCTCGCAGCTCGAGAATACGCCGAAGGTAAGTCCCTCGCCCAAACAAGCCGAGCCGTCGCCGATGCTGTCCGATCAGCAATTGACCGAGGCGATTTACATGGCACAGGAATTCTTAGCGAAGGACGCCGCGCTGACATTGCGCCGGAAGGTGATCGGCTCGCTGCAAGCGCAGAGAGGGAAAGCCTAGAGCAATTCGACGAGCCCAACGGCAAAGGCTCCCAGGATCAGGCCGATGCGTCAGAAACGACGTTGCGCGAAGAAACAGAAATCACTGAGGCCGCTCAGCCGGACGTAGAGCTGCGGAAAGACCTTGGGCGCATAGTCGATCAGGGCGCAACGCCAGAACAGATTGACGCGCACCCTGCGATCACTGACGCCCTCGAGCAAGCTATGGCAATCCCTCTCACAAAAGAGGCTGATGGCTATGGCAGCGATGCCTGGCGGGCCGGTCGAGAGTTTCGCTTTGGCGATGAAACGGTTGTCGGATACGAGGCCGGAGTGCAACGTTTATATGAGAACGCTAAGCGGCTTGGCTGGGAGGATGACGGTAAAACTTTCCCTGGGCAGATCGAGCAAGGCCGTCGCGCCACAATCATGCTCGGCCCCCCTGCCAGCGGTAAATCCTATTTCGCCAACAAAGTTGCCCAGGCGCGCAACGCGGCAATTGTGGATAGTGACGAAGCTAAAGCTGTGTTGCCGGAATTCCAGGGCGGTATTGGCGCTAATGCGGTTCATGCAGAAAGCACCACCCTGGCCGAGCTTGTAATGAGGCAAGCAACCACGGCGGGCGACAACATTGTAATCCCGCGCACCGGCAGAACGGTTGCCGAAATACAGACCACAATAGACGGTCTGCGGACTATGGGATACGAGGTCGATATCATTCTAATGCAGGTCAGCGCCGACACCGCTTATCGGCGTATGATTAGCCGCTTCATCGAAAAAGGTCGATTGATACCACCCGATTACATCCGAGCAGTTGGCGACAACCCTCAACTAACCTATAATGCAGTTAAGACAAAGGCTGATAGATATGCCACCATCGAAAACGAAAGCCCCATCGACAGCGCCAAAGGCGTCCTCGATGAAGGGCAAGACAGCCCCCTCCAAGAAGTTGACATTCGACTACGACGAGGATCAGAGGAAAGCGGACCAAAGCTTTCTCGAGTGGGCCAAACAGAACGCACCGCCCAAGGTGAACAACAACTAATAGAAGGCGTTGAGCCTGTAACCGACGCCACACGCGCCCAGGCTGCTGTTGATGCACCCCTGACCGGCGGCGTTCGACCTATGGATGAGGGTCTATTCGACACTGGCGCTCGATCTCAAATGGATCTTCTCGATATGGCTATCCCTGTCGGGCAGCGCATCGATGACGCTGGCGAGACGGTTGCCGAGACGCAATCGATCCGCTCAATGTTTGAAGAATTCGACAACGACAAAATGATGCTTGATCGACTGAAGGATTGCGTATGAGCGACCTACTCGTTTGCATAGCCAATGGCGTACAGGAAAATTTAATAACTGAAGAACAGGGCAAGGCTGCGGCTGATCTGTTCACGTCCCTGGTCGATGAGGTTGGTGAGGCGGCAGCAGCTCGTCAGACATTTGACCAGCTCAAGGCCGACGCGCTGCATCGTAAGCGCACCAAGCTGATGCAGGTTCAAAAGTTCCGTAAGCTACAGCGCAATATAAATGAATTTGCCAGCGACCGCCCAGGCAAAGCATTGCAAGCTCTAATTGCCCGCGACCCTCGAGCTAACTTTGTCGGCGTCGAAGGTGTTTACCAGGCAACCCGAAAACAAGCATTCGCGCAGATGGATCAAATCCTGGGGCGCTATCGCAAGGGTATCGTCGGCCAGACAAAATATTCCGCCGAGCTGCCCACCCTAGTCCGTGAAGTGTTTGGCGAAGATACCGGCAACGTGCCAGCCCGTGAAATGGCACAAGCATGGGCGCAAGTAGCGGAAGATTTGAGATTACGCGCCAACCGAGCCGGAATGCGGATACCGAAGCGCGAGGATTGGGGACTACCACAAACCCACGACATGCTCCGCGTTCGCCAAGTTGGGCAGAAAGAATGGAAAGAATTCATCCGTGATAAACTAGACCCCGAGCGGATGATCGATGAGGCGACCGGACTGCCAATGAGCGCCCAGCGCCTCGAGCTCGCTTTGACCGAGGTGTACAATACCATCACGTCGGCGGGTTTAAACAAGCTGCAAGGGCCGCAGTTCGGGGGGCGCGGTTCGTCATTGGCAAACCGGCGCACCGATCACCGTTTTCTTGTTTTCAAAGATCCTGATTCCTGGCTCGCTTACCAGCAGCGGTTTGGCGAGCCTGATCCTTTCGCGACAATGATCCGTCATGTCGAGTCCATGAGCCGCGATATTGCGATGCTTGAGACCTTTGGACCCAACCCGACGAGCATGATAACCGCGCTTAAAACTGAGGCACGCAGGGCAGTCTCGGGCAAACCAGCGCTGGAAAGCAATATAAACGGCGATCTCAATAAATTCGACACGATGTTCGACATTTTTACCGGCCAGGCAAACGTACCAGGCAACGAGCTGATCGCCGACATTGGCGCCGGTACGCGCAATATTCTAAATGCCAGCTTGCTCGGCGGCGCGTTTCTCTCGGCCCTGTCGGATCTATCCACGCAGCGGATGGCGGCGATGATGGTCGGAATGCCGCAAACGCAACTACTGACTAAAATATTAAAAGAGTTTCAACCGCTATCCCTCGAGGAACGCGGACGCCTTGCCGCCCGTCTCGGCTTGGGAGCTGATAACTGGATCACAACCGCTTACGCCCAGGCAAGGATGTTTGACGAGGTAACTGGCCCAGAAATCACGCGCCGGATATCTGACACGGTGATGCGTGTTACCGGCCTCTCTCCGTGGACTCAGGCGGGCCGTAATGCGTTTGGCATCGAGTTCATGGGGTATCTGACCGATAATATCGGAAGGCGCTTCAGCGAGCTCGACAAGGGCTTACAGGACATGATGGGCCAGCACGGTATCGGCGCGGATCGTTGGGACGTTATTCGGTCCACCGAGCTATACACTGATGCTGATAGCGGCGTTAAATTGCTGCGGCTGCTCGATATCGAAACGCGCACGGATCTGGACCCTGCCCTGGCCCGAGAGCTCAGCACTCAATCAATGGCCCTGGTGGAAACGCTTACGGATCTCGCGGTGCCAGTCAGCTCCACCCGTGCAAAAGCTGGGCTCGTCGGCGGCACTCAGCCCGGCACGTTACAGGGCGAGCTGCTGCGGTCATTTGCTCAATTCAAGAACTTTCCGGTCACAATCTTCCACGAGCATATGCACCGCTACTGGATGATGGATGGCGGCGGCAATAAAGCGAAGTATATGACCAATTTCCTGGTCGGCACGGCGGTGATGGGAGCGCTCGCGTTACAACTGAAAGACATGACTAAGGGCCGAGATCCGAGGCCAATGGACAATGAAGCATTTTGGACCGCTGCAATATTGCAAGGCGGCGGGCTCGGGATATTTGGCGACTTCATGTTTAGCCAGGTCAACCGCATGGGTACAGGGCTCAAGGCAACAATCGCGGGGCCGTCCGTCGGAATGCTAGATGATTTTCGCAATCTCACCGTTGGTAATTTGTTTGAGCTCCGCGACGGCGAGGACACAAATTTCGGCGCGGAGCTCGTGAAGTTTGCATCGCGTTATACGCCAGGCACATCGATCTGGTATCTCCGCGCCGGGTTTGAGCGGCTGATGTTCGATACCGTGCAGGATTGGATCGATCCGAAAGCAGCAGCTCGGTGGCGGCGGAAATCACGGCTATATGAAAGGGAATATGGGCAACGGCACTGGTGGAGCCCTGGAGAGATGACCCCTGACCGAGCACCTAATCTCTCTAATGCGTTTGGTGGATAATTTTTACCAATGATTTACAATAGCCAAAAGGATCCTTAGATGGCTGATTATTCAATAACAGCGGTAGACCGCCGCACCGTTCTCTCCGGCAGCGCTGGCACTGGGCCGTATGCGTTTAACTTCCCTGTCCTGACGCAGACAGACCTAGCGGTTTACAAAGACGATACTAAGCTCTCGCTGACAACAGATTACACGGTCAGCATTGGCGCAGCGGGTACTGGAACCGTTACCCTGGGCAGTGCGGCGTCAGCGTCGAATAACATAACCATCGTCGGAGCTCGTGCGATTGAGCGGACGACTGACTTTGTGACGGCTGGCGATCTACTAGCCTCGAGCCTCAATACCGAGCTCGACAGTCTGACGATCTTCTCGCAGCAGGTCAGCGAGGATGCTGATCGAGCAATTAAAGCGCCGGTCACTGATCCGACATCTATCGATATGACCCTGCCGACGAAGGCATCGCGCTTGGGTAAAATCCTTGCTTTCGACGCGACTACCGGGAACCCGACCATCGGCGATGATGTTGGGAACTATCGCGGCGATTGGGCAGCATCGACCGCCTACACCGAGCGCGATCTGGTCAAGGACACATCGACAAACAACATCTTTCGAGCCAATACCGCACACACCTCAAGTGGCTCGCAACCGCTAACGTCAAATACCGACAGCGCGAAGTGGGATTTGATTGTTGACGCTGCGACGGCCAGCGCATCGGCCACGGCTGCGGCGGCATCGGCTACGGCGGCGGCGACCTCTGCTACTGCTAGTGCGACCTCCGCGACTGCTAGTGCGACTTCTGCCACGGCCTCCGCGAGTTCAGCTACATCTGCGGCGGCAAGCGCTGTTACTGCGACCGCTGAAGCGTCTGCGGCTAATCCGAAATACACGTTTTCGACAAGCACCAGCATGGCCGATCCTGGGGCCGGAACCTTGCGCTATAACCATGCCACTGTGGGATCTGTCACAGCCATAGCGCTCGACGATACAACCGCCGATAGCGGCAACCCAGACATCGAGGCGTGGCTTAAAAGTTGGGACGATAGCACCTCAACAATTAAAGGATGGCTGCGCCTGGTTGAGCCGGGAACACCTGCAAATTATGCCGTCTTCCACATAACCGGACTGACCGACAGCAGCGGATTTATTCAGCTTGCCGTCACGCACGTTGATAGCAACGGAACTTTCGGCAACGGCGATAGCATCCGCGTCATGTTCTCGCGCACAGGCGATAAAGGCGATACCGGGTCTCAGGGGCCAGCGGGCGCGGGTGTCGATACGCTAACAACTCGAGGCGATTTGCTGGCTTACGGCGCGAGCTCTGCCGGACGGCTGGCTATTGGCAGTGCAAACACAGTTCTAACGACCGCCGGCACGGATCCCGCCTGGACGACCGTTACCAACGCGATGCTAGCCGGATCAATAGATTTGACGAGCAAGGTGACGGGTGTTTTACCGCTGGCAAATGGCGGCACGGGAGCAGCCAACCTCGCTGCTGCAAACATTGTCGCGACTGACGCTCAGCAGACTTTTACCAAGGCGCAAGTTCCAAGCACCTACACCGCTGCGTTGTCGGCAACCTCCGGTGTGCTGGACTATGACACCTATCAAAACTTTATAATTACCTTGGCAGCAGGGTCGAACACGCTTGCAGCGCCAACTACCGAGGCATCTCAAATTGGGCAGTGCGGGGTCATTATATTCGTTCAACCAAGCTCCGGCAGCGCGGCAACCTTGTCACTGCATGGAGATTACGAGACAGCGGCGGCGGCTGGGATAACGCTCTCAACTGCCAATAACGACTACGACGTCGTGCCGTACATGGTGAAGGCGGACAACAGCATCTTGCTCGGCACTGCCCAACTAAACTTCGGGTGATCTGAATGTTTACTGAAAGCGGACAGTTTTTTACGTCACCAAGCGGCGGATATGAAATTGAGCAGAGCATTCGTTTCAACGACGACGATAGCGCGCATTTATCTAAAACTTTTGGTAGTGCCGGTAATCGTAAAACCTGGACTTTAAGTTGGTGGGTCAAACGAGCCAATCTTGGAATGCGAACTCAAATGTTTGCAGTGCCTTATGCACTGGGGGTGGGTCAGTTCATTATCGAGTTTGGCAACGGCGATGGCGACGACCCGGCTGATGATAAAATAATTTTTAATAACGAAGCACCACCAGCGGCAGCACTGAATTGGGAACTTGAGTGGGCGTTCCGTGATCCAGCAGCGTGGTATCATTTTGTAGCTGTATTGGACACTACGCAATCGACCGCGAATGATCGGTTCAAAGTGTATGTCAATGGTGCTGAAGCTACAGAAGGTTGGGATAGAAATTCAACTCCAGATCAAAATACTGACTATACTTGGAACAACGCTCTAGAACATAAAA